GAACTTGAAAGTATTTTTGTAAAAGGCAAAGTAAAGCCAATTAAAATATATACGTTACAAAATGATTGATAAAAAAATGACAGTTAATGATGTAGCAGAAAGGCTTACAAAGCTCGAAACCATATCTCATGAACGTTGGAAAACTGCTTTTAATGAGTTTTCTGATATAAAACAAGAAATTACCTATATAAATTCAACCATAAAAGCTGCTACTTTTGGAGTGTTTGGTTTTATAGGTGCTATTGGTATTGCTGTTTTAACGAGGTTTTTAATATGAAAGGATTACTTAAAAATATTGTTGGTGCAGTAGCACCTACGTTAGGGTCTGCCATGGGTGGACCTCTTGGCAATATGGCCATGGGAAAAATAGCACAGGTTCTTGGTGTATCAAATGACCAAAAATCTATACAACAAGCAATGCAAAGTGCCACACCAGAACAAATGTTAGAACTTAAAAAAGCAGAACAAGAGTTTGAAGTTCAAATGAAAGAACTTGATGTAGATGTGTTTAAGTTAGAAGTAGCAGATAAACAAAATGCTAGAGGTATGTTTAGCAAAGATTGGACTGCTAGAATAATAGGTTTATTTACTATTGGTGGTTTTTTAGGCTACATATTTTTAGTAACCTTACAACCACCAGAGCAAAACAGCGAAGCGTTAATTAACTTAGTGCTTGGCTATTTAGGAGGACTAGCGAGTGCAATTATTTCGTTTTATTTCGGAGCATCTCACACCCCCGATAAAGGAGAGTAACATGCAAATATCACAAGAAGGCATAACGCTTATAAAACATTATGAAGGTTGTCCCAAAGATGCAGATGGTAATGCTGTGTCTTACAGATGCCCAGCAAATAAGCCAACAATTGGTTATGGGTCTTTAAAATTAAAAGATGGCACACCTGTTGAAGATAACATGACTATTACTATGGAAGAAGCTGAAGAATTATTAGCTCATGAACTTAAAGAATATGAGGGTTATATTCATGATCTAGTTAAAGTCCAATTAAATCAAAAACAATTTGACGCTTTAGTATCTTGGGTTTTCAATTTAGGCCCAACTAATCTCAAAAATTCAACTTTATTAAAAGTTTTAAATAGCACGCATGTTGATTGGGCAGATATACCATATCAAATACAAAGATGGAATAAAGTAAATGGTGAGGTAAATGAAGGATTAGTAAAAAGAAGAAAAAGTGAAGCTTTGTTGTTTGAAGGCAAAGATTGGACTGAGGTGTAAATGCCTTTACAAAAATTAGTTTTTAGACCAGGTATTAATCGAGAGGGTACTGCTTACGACAACGAGGGTGGTTGGTTTGATTGTAACTTGGTGCGTTTTAGAAAAGGTCGACCAGAAAAGTTTGGTGGCTGGGAAAAATTATCATCTTCCACATACTTAGGCACAGCTAGAGCATTACATGGATGGATATCATTAGGTGGTACAAAGTACCTTGGTATAGGAACACATCTTAAATACTATATAGAAAGTGGTACAGTATTTAACGATATAACACCAATAAGATTAACAACATCCGCAGGTGATGTGACATTTTCTGCCACAAATGGTGATGCTACCATAACCGTTGCAGATACTGCACATGGGGCTGTAAAGAATGATTTTGTAACATTTAGTGGTGCATCTTCATTGGGCGGTAACATCACCGCTGCTGTTCTAAATCAAGAGTATCAAATAGCAACCATAGTTAATGCTAATAGTTACACCATAGAAGCTAAAGATACTTCTGGTTCAACTGTTACTGCAAACTCTTCTGACAGTGGTAATGGCGGATCTTCAGTTGTAGGTGCTTACCAAGTTAATGTCGGTTTAGATGTTTTCGTTCCTGGCACAGGCTGGGGTATAGACGGTTGGGGGGCAGGTACTTTTGGTAGTACAAGTGCCTTAGATGCAACGAATCAATTAAGAATTTGGTCGCATGATAATTTTGGTGAAGATTTAATTATAAATCCAAGAGCTGGTGGTATATTTAAATGGACAGAGAATAATGGTGTTACAACACGAGCTGTAGAGCTATCAGGTATATCTGGTGCTAATTTAGTGCCAACAGTAGGCTTACAAGTAATAACATCAGAAAAAGACAGGCATTTAATAGTTTTAGGTGCAGATCCAATATCAGGCTCTTCAAGAACAGGTAGTATAGATCCGATGTTAATTGCATTTAGTGACCAAGAAAATGAACTAGATTTTGAGCCACTAACAACAAATACTGCTGGTTCATTAAGATTATCTAGCGGTTCTGCAATCATTGGTGGCGTAAAATCTAGACAAGAAATATTAGTATGGACTGATACTTCATTGTATAGCATGCAGTTTATTGGACCACCATTCACCTTTGGTATAAATTTAATTAACGAGGGTGTAGGTTTAGTAGGTCCAAAAGCCGCTGTAACTGCACCACAAGGCGTGTACTGGATGAGTTATAACAATTTTTATGTTTATAACGGATCTGTGCAACATTTACCTTGCTCTGTGCATAACTATGTGTTTAACGATATAAACTTGACACAGTCTTTTAAAATACATGCTTTTACAATAGCAGATAAAAATGAAGTAGGATGGTTTTACTGTTCTGCTAGCTCAAGCGAAATAGATAGATATGTAATTTATAATTACGCTGAAAACATATGGTTTTATGGACAACTTGTAAGAACAGCTTGGTTAGATGCTGGTATAGAAAACTATCCTAGAGCTGTTGGTAACAGCTATCTATTTCAACAAGAAAAAGGTTTTAATGATGATGGTTCACCCATGACTAATGTTTTTATAGAGAGTTCTGATATGGATATAGGTGATGGAGAACAGTTTAGTTTTATAAAAAGAATCATACCAGACTATAAATTTATACAAGATGATAACAATGGAAATGTTAATGTTGTCCTAAAAACTAGAAACTTTCCAGGCGATAGTCTAACTACAAATTCTACAAGTGTCATAAACTCATCTACTCAACAAGTATTTGTGCGTAGCAGATCAAGACAAATGGCTTTGCGTTTTGAATCAGATGATGATGCTACAAATGATGGCAATTTATCTATTGGTTGGCGTTTAGGTGCTACTAGAATAGATATTAAGCCAGATGGTAAGCGATGAGTAAAATATTACAAACTCAATTACCATTAGCTTCTGAACAAGTTACATCAGATATTTTTAATAGATTAGTAAGAATACTAGAAATAAATCTTGGTGCCGTTGATTTAGATAACGTACGTCAAATAAGTGATGCAGAAAAAAATACTTTACAGTTTAATGCTGGTAGCATCATTTGGAATACCACTGTGGGCGTTTTGCAAGTATACACAGGTAACGAATGGGTGGATATTGGTGAAAGATTTTTGCCCAAAGGGTTTGAAATGGCTTCAGATGTAGGTAGTGTTTCTGTTAAGACTAATGGTGATATTACAATAGAATTATGATAAATACAGCAGAACAACTTATATATCAACCAAAAAACCTTTTACTTATGTATCCAAGTGATTGGTATGTGCAAAAGGAAACCTTAGATGCCGTTAGAAATTCAATACAACCTATAGTGGATTTTTATGAAGATAGTGGTGTAAACGATAGAAAGAACACTGCTTTAGATAAAATAATACAAGAGCCACTTAAAGATGTGTATACAGTGCCTTTCTTTTCAGACAAGTTTTGTAGCGTCTTATTAGATGAAATGCATAATTTAGAAAGGCATTATGGCTTTAATCCTAATCCAGAAGAGGATGATTTAAGACAAATACCAGAAATAACTTTTCAAGATAATTGTCCACAAATCTTTCAATCTTTAATGCAAACGATATATACTATAGGAAATCCTATATTTTTGAATATTTGGAACAGGCACGTAGATAGTGGCGGAATACAAATAGCAAACTATAATTTAAGGGATAAAAAACAAGGTGCTTGGCATCACGATGCAAGTGCTGATATAAGTATGGTAGTGCCTCTTAATACAGGCGATTACCAAGGTGGCGGAACTGAATTTTTAAAACGTGGTACAGTCGAGCCATTACCAACTGGCCACGCTCTAATATTTCCTAGTTTTACGCATATGCACAGGGGACTAGCAGTAGAATCAGGCAATAGATACTTATTAGTATTTTGGCTAAAATGTAATGAGGAATGAATTGAGCATGATAGATATTGAAAATCCAGGCGGTATAGCAGGTCTAGGTAGAGGAGAAGACACCATGCTTGCCCACGTAGCACCAGGAGAAATGGTTGTACCACCAGTGCTTTCTCCTGAAACACAAGAAACAATAAAAAAAGAAATGATAGCTGTAGGCTTAGATCCTAATCAGTATACAGTTGGCGATGGTATGTCTATCAACCCAATTACAGGCATGGCAGAGTTTGGTTTTCTTAAAAAGCTGGGTAAAAGTTTAAAGAAAGTAGTTAAAAAGGTAGCTCCTATTGCTGCGGTAGGTTTAGGAATAGCTGGTATTGGTGGCGTTGGACCGTTAGGAGGGTTACTAGGTAAAGGTGCAAGTGGGGCTACTACAAGCAAATTTTTTGGAGCAGGTGGTAAATTTAGAACAGGTCTTGGAGGATTATTTGGTGGTGGAGCTGGAGTAACAGATGCAACATCTACACAAAAGTTTTTTGGTAAAGGTGGCAGATTTAGAGAATTTGTTTTACCAGGAGAAGATAAAAAAGGTCTTTTTAAAAATATTTTTGGTGGAAGACAAGTTTTAACAGAAGAACAAATTGCTGAACTTAGTCCTGAAGAATTAGCTGTGTATCAACAATCAATGAATACAGGTCCTTTTGGAGGTAGATTTGGACCCTTCTTACGAGATAAATTTTTAGGCACCACAGAAGACCCAGGATTACTTAGAAATATAGTTGGTGGTGGTGTAGAAGACGGTGGACTCGGTGGCAACGCTGGTTTAATGGCTTTAGCTGCACTTTATGGTAAAGCTGTTAAAGAAGACTTTAAAGAAAAAGAAGGTGGACTTAAAGACATAAGACAATCAATCAGACCAGATCTTATGCCAGCACCAACTTTCACAGGCTTTGATCTAGGTATAAGACCTGGAATGAGTTATGGAGGCAGAATAGACGAACAAGAGCTTGATCTTCGTATGGGCGGTCCAAGTATAGGTCCAGGCACAGGTACAAGTGATGACATACCAGCTATGTTAAGTGATGGTGAGTTTGTTATGACATCTGCTGCAAACAATGGATTAGGTGGTTTTAAAATTACAAAAACTGAAACTGGCATAGAGTTAATACCAAATGGTGCACCAGATAGACAAAAAGGTGCAAAGAACATGGATAAACTTATGAAAACTTTTGAAAAGTTTAATGAGATAGGTAAAGTATGATACGAGATTTTAGAGCATCTATAATGGCACCTATAGGTGAGCCAATAAATATTACTGGTTTTAATCCAATATTTAATAGGCCAGAGCCGTTTGTAAGACCTTTACCACCGATGCAACCGCCACAATTACCACCTGTTACACCACCTCCTATTTTACCTCCTGTAACACCTACCGTTATACCACCACAACCACCGTCAATAGGTGGTATAGGGGGTATTAACCAGGATGTAAGACCTTTGGAAAAACCAATCATTCCACCCAAGCGTGATGATTTCATTTCTATAAACCTTGTTAACTCTGATGATTTAAGACAAAGACAAGCACTTGGCTTAACAGGAGTACCTGGTGTAGGCTCAAATAACTTTGCTACAACTCCTTTAGTTCCTGGACCACCAGCTGCAAGAGAACAAACAGGATTAACTGCTGCTGAATTATTAGAGCTATCAGACGAAGAACTAAGAAAATACATACCTAGAAAAACCATTGGGCAAGGAGTTGGTAGCACCGCAAGATCCTATGATGCTACACCAAGTCCAGAAGAGTTTAGAGAGCAACTACAAAGAGAATTAAATCCAGACCCTGGTTCTCGTGGTTTCTTGTTGGGACCTAGAAGATACAATCCAATAGATACAAGTCCACGACCTACACAAGATAAGCGTCTAGGTGCACTTTTAGATATACAAGGCACTGGTGGTAATCTAAGTCGTGAATTGCCACCAGGATTTACTCCACCGAATGTGGCTCCACCACCACTAATGCGCACAAATTACTCTGATAGATTTAGAGATATTCGACCTATTGATGGCTTGCCTCAAGATACTGGTCCTGCTCTTATCAAAACCCCAATACCTATAACAAACCCAGCACTTACAGTTGAGCCAGACCCTAGGCGTACAATTGGTACAATTGAACCAATGCCTACGCCTACAATTGAACCTGCCCCTACCACGCTAGCTGCAGTGGCAACAGATGTGGGGGCAGTACCCGATACTACTATGCCTATTGGTGCAATAGATCCAGTATTATTACAACAAGCGACAGCAGAAACATTAACTGATCCACTAATTAGATCATTATATTTTGGCACAGCAGACTCTCCTGGTTTCTTTCAACAACTTCAACAAGCAGGTGCAAACCTTATAGGTAGTGATGTACCTCTACAACAAACAGCAGGACTTACACCATTAGAAGTGCTTGCAAGACAACAGGCTGTAGCTGGTATAGGTGGTTTTGAACCATTCTTACAACAAAATAGAGAGTTAGTAAATCAAGCTATAGCTCAATCGAGAAGAGCAGAACAACTACAAGATCCATACTACACACAAGCAGAACAGATCTATCAAGACACTATGGGTGCTTATGATCCTAGTATGACACAACAATTTTTTAACCCATT